CAAAGCGCGGACGCAATAGCGCTGTCTTCTGCTGGAAGCCTTTCGATAGATGGTGCTTTTCAGGCGCAGACTGCAGACTCAGTAGCGCTCGCCCAGGCCAATTTGCTTGCGGTAGCGAACGCTCTTCATACACAGAGCGCCGATGCGGCGGTGCTTTCTTCTGCTGGGAGTCTTTCGATAGACGGGGCCTTCCAAGCGCAGAGCGCAGATTTCTTTGCACTCACCCAGGCCAATCTGCTGGCGCTAGCTGATGCTCTGCACGGGCAGACCGCGGACCCTGTCGTGCTCAACCAAGCGAACCTACTGGCCATCGCCGATGCCGCGCAGGCGCAGAGCGCGGACGGTGTGGTGTTAGAGTCCGGCCTGACCCTGGCCATAGCATCGTCTCTGCAGGCGCAATCTGCTGGCACTCTCGCGCTCACACAGGCTCATGTGCTAGCCCTGGACGATGCCGCGCATGCCCAAAGTGCAGACTCTCCGGTACTCGTGCTCGGATTTTCACTGGCGCCGGATGATGCGCTCCATGATCAAAGCGCAGATAATGTGGCGCTCAATGTCGATTGGCTTTTATCCGTCGCGAGTGCGGCACATGCGCAAACAGCTGAGAATATTGACCTATCAGCTCATTCGACCATTGTTCTCGCAAGCGCTGAACATTCGCAATCGGCCGACACTCTTTTTCTTATCACCGGAGTTCCGGTCACGGCGTCGTCTCGCGTGCTTGTGGTTTCTGCTGATGATCGCACCCTAACCATTCATTAGGAGTAAGTGATGCTTATCGAAATTTTAGAGGTCGTGAAGTCTGGCGACTACATTTGCTCGCCCGGCGAGGTTCGCGAGATCGAGGACGAGACCGCGAAAAAGTGGTGCGCGCGCGGCTGGGCACGCGATCCGGCTGGCGTAGTTCCCACCGGGGCGCGCGTGGTGCTGAACGCGAAGCTTGATGTTCAGCCGTCTTCTCACGGGCAGACTGCGCAGGAGGTCTAACCGATGGCTACGACGAAATGGGCGAATGACGACGTGATGGACGCTGCCCTCGATGAAATTGCGACATCCGTCATGCTGCGAGTGTGCTCGGGTTCAAGCTCCCCGGCGGACCGGGCTGCAGCTATCGCTGCGACGCTGGCTTCTGTGACCATTGACAGCGGCGATTTCTCGAAGGCCGATGGTGACTCAAGCGGCCGCAAGATCACTGTTGCGCAGCAAAGCGATATCTCGATCACTGCCAGCGGCGACGCTACGTGCGTGACGCTGGATGATGGCACACTGCTTCAATATGTCACGACGTGCACTACGCAGTCGCTGACCAGCGGCGGGACCGTCACAGCTCCGGCCTGGGACGTGGAAATCGGTGACCCGAGCTAATCGCCATGCCCCAAGCGCGCACATGGGCTGACACTATCGCGCGGATGCCGCTGAAGGACCCGGATTCGATCCTCGACTACAGCGAGGATTGGTCCGATTGGCTGGCGACCGGTGAGACGCTCTCGACGGCCGTGTGGACAGTTCCAGCCGGCCTAACGAACGTCGCTGAGGCGCTGGGCGATAGTGCAGCGACCGTGTGGGTTTCTGGCGGAACAGCGGGCACGACATATACAGTGTCGTGCCTGATAACAACAACGGATGGACGAACTGACAGGAGGTCGTTTTCAATTGGGGTGGAAGTTCGATGAGACCGTTCAACATATTCGACGCATTCGGCGCTATTCGCGGCGTAGGATCAGGGGCTCGCTGGCCTTCCGATGCCTTCGTTATGACTGTGGCGACGAGCTCCGACGGACAGACGTTCGAATTCGAGATGAATGCCATGGGCGGGACGATTGACTGCACGATTGATTGGGGCGATGGAACGAGTTCAGCTATCACTGCGTACAACGACACGAATTTGTCCCATGCCTACGCCACTGCCGGCAATCATCAGATAATACTGCGCGGCAGTTGGACTGCACCGTATTTCAATGGTAGCGCCGACGCACTGCTTGTTACATCTATCGATCAATGGGGGAGCAATTATGGAACTCTCTGGCGGCGATCTCTGAATGGATGTAGAAATCTAATAACAATTGATGGCAATTCATTTGGAGCTGGCGTCACCGATATGAGCCAGATGTTTTACCGCTGCAACTCGTTTCCTGGCTCGCTGACTATGATTGACGGGTGGGATATGTCCGACGTGACTGATCTCACAGATTTTCTTAGCCTCTGCGTCGGTTTTTCCCAGACAAATTATGACGCTCTTTTGATTTCGCTCCAGTCGAAAGGACTTGCCGGCGACCTGAATTCAGGCCTGACTTTCGGCGGTCCGCCTTGTCATTACACGGCTGGCGGCGATGCAGAAGCGGCGCACGATTATCTCACGGGAACCCTTGGCTGGACGATTACTGATGGGGGGCCAGCATGACCATTCAGACAATCTCTCTTCTCGCGACATTCATCGCGGGAACGGTCTGCGGTGCCTTCTGTCTGTTTGTATTCAACATCTGGAGGCAGAGATAGTGGCAACGGTGAACATTGACCTTTCGGCGGACTGGGTGAAGATCGCCGAAGATACGGATGATCCGTTTTGTGCCCAGTGCATCACAAACTGCATTGCGGAGGTTGCGGCAGTAGCGACGGATACTGATCCGACAGTCTCCGGGATGCGATTGATTGGCAATGACGGTCCGAATCCGATGGCCGTGAGCCGCAACACGCACCCAACCGGCTTCGTCTTCGCCAAGATTCTCTCCGGACCCGCGGCAGCGGTCATGGTGGTAAATACCTAATGAGCCAGATCACAATCAATACTCACCGCACCTTCGTCACGGACGTGGAATTCACCGCCGAGGACGAGCATGGCGCACCGCTGAAGGCCAAGATCCGCGCGAAATATCGCATCCTGCCGCAAAACGAAATTGATCAGTTCGCGGCCGAAAACCCAACGGCCAAGGTGCTCGATCCGATCCTCGTGAGCGTGGAAGGGCTGAGCCTTCTCGACATCGACGGGAAGCCGCTAAGCGGCGAGGACTTCCTGTTCGCGCTGAAACAGGACCCAGTTATCAGCTCGGCGCTTTGGTTGAGATACCGGGAGGAAGTCAGAAAAAAGTCTGGCCTGGCGGCCTAGTCGAATTTGCTAGCTGGCTGCATGGCGAGCGCGAGATCGAGGACGACGATCTGGTCGAGGAGCTGAAGGCGTGGGGCGTCGATCCCAAGACGATTGCGGAGTACCGCGCACAGCAGCAGCGTGCGGCCGAGGAGGCAGATTTCGATGTCCTCGAGGAGCTGTGGCCGCCAATTGAGTTTTACCTGCGGTGTCGGACCCAGTGGGTCCATGCCGGTATGGATGGCGTCAAAGTTGGGCTCAATTATGGCGGGGTGCGGCTTGTCATGGAGACCTACGGCTATGATGCCAGGGCCTTCGAGGGGCTGCAGATCATTGAGGAAGCCGCTCTGAACGCCATGCATAAGGCGCGCATGGAGAATGCGACGACATGAGCATCATAGAAGAAGGCTTGCGAATCATTTTCTCCGGCCGCGATCAGGGCCTCACCGGCATGGTGAGGGGCGTCTCCGACCGTCTCACCGACCTGAACCACAGCGCCAGCGCGGCGACCAGCGGCATCAAGTCATTCGCGGAAGCGCTTGGTGTCGCAGTTGGTGGCGGATCGATCGTTGCCGTATTTAAGGCCATCGTCAACCAGTTGGACGATATGGCCGATTCCGCGCAGAAGGTTGGGCTGACGGTCGAGCAGCTCTCGGCACTTGCGCATGCCGCTGATTCATCCGGTGTGAGCTTTGAAAATCTGCAGAACGGTCTGCAGAAATTCGCGAAACGGCTGGCTGAGAGTGCCACCGGAACGGACAAAGCGTCTAAGCTCATGCGCGCGCTTGGGATTGATGCAAGTCAGGGCACCCTGCCGGCCTTTGAGCGGCTTGCTGACGTTTTCGCGTCGACTGAGGATGGTGCGGCCAAAGTAGCAGCGTCTGCAGAGCTCATAGGCCAACGTATGGGGCCGGAGCTGATTCCGCTGTTGAATAGCGGCAGTGATGGCATAAGGCGCATGATGGAGGAGGCCAAGCGGCTGGGCCTCGTCATGACAACAGATGCATCGGATGCGGCCGGAGACTTCAACGATGGCATCCAGCTCCTGAACGACAGCATACATGGACTCCTCATTGAAGGGCTTGGACCGACAATTAAGTTTCTTGGTCAGTTATCGAGTGCTTTCCTCACTGCGGCGCATGAAGGTACTGGCCTGGCCGGTGCAGTCACAAATCTGGAGGCTTCGTTCTATGGACTAAATATTGAGCTGACCAAAAATGATGCGCTCAATTTGATAGGAAAAAAGATCGGAACAATCAAGACGCAGCTCGCTGAGATTCAGGGGACCAGCGGTGGCGCATTGCAACAAGGAGCAAATTGGATTGAACGCACCTTGGCACCCACGGCAGTCGGCCAAAAAGTCGACGAGCTGAAAGGCAAATTGAAGGACCTGGAGGTTGAGCGGCAAAAGGTCCTCGAACAATACGGACATTCTGGCGATGCTGTAGAAAGGTATGAGAAACGAATCGCTGATCTGAAGAAATTATTGGGTGAACTCGGAACGACACATCATAAAACAGGCGCAGCCGTAAAGGACCACACCAAGGAGATCAAGAATCAGGAAAAGGCCACCCTGGCGCTTGCCGCCCGCTACGGCAGCAGCGTGGCCCAGCAGGAGGTCTATCGGCAAAAACTCCAAGAAGTCACGGAGGCCATGCAGGCGCAAGGGGCCACCGCAGAAGAGTTGGCCGCTGCCCAGAAGAAGGTTTATCAAGAGGTCTTCGGCGACAAGGCGACCAAGCAAGTAGACGCCTGGGCCACGATCACCAAGCAGGCGCTGAAGCGCGTTGATGACAGCTTCGTGACCATGTGGAAATCGGTGATCTCGGGCACGGGCAACGCGATGGACTCGCTCAAGAGCCTGGTAACCGACACCCTCGCGGAGATCGCTCACGAGCTGATCACAAAGAAGCTGGTGGTCTCCATCGGGGCAGTCCTTGGCGTGAATAGCGCCGGGGCGGCAGCGTGGACTGTAGGCACAACGGGCGGCTCTGGCAGTTCTCTCGGTCTACTTTCCAGCTTCGGAAACATGCTGACGGGCACCTCGATCGGCGGAGGGATCGCGAATACCCTGTTCGACGCCGGTAGCCTTGCAGGCATCGCGCCGGACACCCTGGCCAATGGATTGAGCGGCATCGCCGGGACATCGAATCTAGCGTTTGGCATCAGCGGCATCGCCGGCGCCCTCGTCGGGCACTTCCTCGCGCATAATCAAGCCGGTCAAATCGGCTCGGCCATCGGCGGTATAGCGGGCACTCTCGGCGGGTCAGCCCTTAGCGGAACCATCGCCGCGGCGGCGACATCCGCTGCCGGGGCTGCTGCCGGGGCTGCTGCCGGGTCAGTCGTTCCCGTGGTCGGCACGATCATCGGCGCGGCCATCGGGGCGCTTGCGGGAAATGCCTTTGGAGGCGTGAAAATACCCGAGGTGACTGTTGCCGCGCGGGGCGGGGGCATCGTGCCGGTCAGCGGTCATAACCTCTCTCAGCAGCAGTATACGCAGGCCATCAATACGATCGACGCCGTAAATCAACTGGTCACGGGTCTGGTAGGAGCCTTCGGACCAGAAGGGCAGAAGGCCGTCGCCGCGGTGAATCTCTCCGGGACCAAGAGCGGCCCGGGGGATTTAAACGCCGAGGCCAAAAACTTGCTGAAGACCGACATCCTGGCCGCAGCCGGGGCGGGCGACCAGATGGCTCAGTATGTCGCCGACCAGCTCGGGGATTTCAATGACTCGCTCGAGGACACAGCCAACGAGATCGGGAAGGCCGTCGCTGAGTTTCAGGCACTGCAGCAGATCGTCACGAACTTCGACGCGCTCGGAGTCTCACTGGGCGCCACCGATGAGGCCGCGATCGCGGCGGCCAAGCACATGGCGGAAGCCGCCGGGGGCGTGAGCCAGCTCGCCAGCGCCCAGGCATATTATGCGCAGAATGTGCTTTCAGACACTGACCGGCTGACCGCCGCTTATCAGAACGTCCAGAAGCCGATTTCCGACTTCAACAGCGCGATGGGGCTTTCTGGTGATTCCACGATCACCACCACGAATCAACTCAAGGCGTTCGTCGACGGTCTCGACCTGACCACATCAGCCGGGCAGGACGCATATGTCGCGGCCCTTCAGGCGGCTCCGGCCATCGTCATGGCAAGCGATGCACTCGGAAAGCTAACCGCCGCTGGCAAGGAGCTGGATGGCCTCGCCGACACCTTCCGCGCGCTCGGCGAGAGCATCGGCAGCACCAGCGATGCGGCCCGCAAAGCGGTATCCGACCTAGCGGATCTTGCCGGTGGAACCAGCAAGCTCTCTTCCCTGCAAAGTAGTTTTCAGGCCAATTTCTTCTCCGAAGCGGAACGATACAGTCAGGCCGAGGACGCAATCACGGCCTGGAATGAGAGTGTCGGGCTGGCGGGTGATGCGGCGATCCGCAGCAAGGACCAACTGCGCAGCTACATCCAATCCCTGGACCTGACCACCGAGGCTGGACGCAAGGCATACATCAGCGCCATGGAAATGGCGGACACGTTCGTCGCGGTCGCCGACTACCAGCAGTCGCAGGCAGACGCAGCGGCTCAAGCGCAGGCCCAGGCGGCACAGGAAGCAGCGAAGGCGGCGGCGGATGCGGCCAAGGCCCAGGCGGAGCTGAACGCTAAGCTCTCCGTCTTCGTCGACTCGCTGGGGGAGCTTGACAAGCATCTCGCAGAGACTGACGACGGGGCTCTGAGTGCCGCAAGCCGCATGTCGGACTTAGCCGGCGGTATCGACGCGCTCACCACGGCTCAGGCCTTCTACCAGCAGCATTTCTACTCCTCCACCGAGCAGAGCACGCTGGCGTTGGCAAAAGCGACGCGGCAGATCGACGCTTTCAACGAGCAGCTCGGCCTGGGCGGGGAAACCGCGGTCACGACCAAGGACCAGCTGCGCGATTTCGTCGACAGCCTCGATCTCACCACGAGCTCCGGTCAAAGCGCCTATGTCGCGGCACTCCAGGCGGCGCCAGCCCTGCAGTCTGCGGCCGATGCGCTGGATCAGCTCGGGCAGAGCGCGAGCAGCACCCTGGATGCTACGCGCAACTCCATTCAAACGTTCGTTGACGCCCTCACCTCGATTCAGGACAGCCTCGACGAGACGCGCCAGGGAATCGAGGCCTTCGGCCTGACGAACGAGGAGCTGTACAAGCAGGATAAGGCGCAGGCCGATGCGCTGGCCGCCGCCCTCGCGCACATGACGGACCCCGCCCAGATCGAGGGAACGGTGCAGAGCATCAACGCGCTTATCAATGACGGCTGGCAGCAGCTCTCTGACGAGCAAAAGGCGGTGCAGAAGGCGAAGATGTTGAGCTACATCGACGAGGTGGAGCAGCTCGCCGAGGCGCGCCTGGGAGCTGGCGCAGCACCTCTGATGGGTAAGGGGAACGTCAGCTTCTCCGGAACCCTCACCGATTTCAGCGTCGCTATGGGAAATCTCAGCACGCGCTGGCAGAGCTCGGCTGCGAATATGGAGAGCGCTTCTGGCCAGCAGATGGCCGCGGCTCAGGCGATGATAGCGGCGGCCGCCAATATGAGCCGGGCCGCATCGGCGATCCCTACCGGGATCACCGTCGTCCTGCAGCCGAGTGAGGTGGCTTGATGAGCGACTACCCGACAAGTCCGGCCTACTCAAACGGGTCGCAGCTCACGCCAGTCACGGGCAAAGAAACAGACTTCGCCGAGGATGGTACGGTGCGCGGGAGGTCGCTCTACGCGGCGTCAGGCTATCGGCTCACGCTGCCCTATTCGTATCTCACTGCGACAGAGCTCGCGTCGTTGACGGCGCATTTGGCAGCCAATCTCGCGGCCGCGTTCTCCATCACTTATCAGGGCGTTAGCTACACCGTTCAATACGAAGATCCTGGCCTGGAGTGGCGCCATTTGGGCGGAGACTGGTATAGCGCCACGGCGCATCTGATCGGGAAGGCGGCCTGATGCCACGCAGCCTATCCACTGCTCTCGCCACCGCCGTCGGTCAGCCCGTCACGCAGCCTGGATATCTGATCCAGCTCGATTCGGCTACGCCGATCCGACTCTCGACACGTGGCACAGTGCTCTACGACGGACAATGGTTTCTCGAAGGCGCCGCAGTTTCCGGGCTATCCCAGTCAGCAGCAAGCACGCCAACGGTCACGATCCCGAATCAGGACAACAGCGGATCTGCTCTGTTGCTCGGGGACCGTCTGATCGACGTGCGTGCGCGCATCTGGGGATATGACGCAGGGGCGCCTGACGACGCCATTCTGCTGTTTGATGGAGTAATCGACGGGGCTGCAAACATCGGCCCGTTGACCTGCGGTATCCAGCTCGCGCAAACAAGCCGTGCCCGCGGCCGCTATCCCAACCTGGTCATCGCGCCGCCGCTTTGTAACTACATCACGCCGGCCGGCACCGTGTTCTACATTCAGCAGGTCCCGCACCTGGTGATCAATCAAGATCAGCCAGAGCTTGGCCCGTATCTGGGCTGGTAATGACTTCCGTCACGGTTCCCGTCTATCCCAGCTGGTACGCGATTCAATCCGCGGTGGTTCCAGCTGCGGCATTGCCGAATGTCGCGCAGCCAAAGGTGTCCGCCACCGGCCCGACGACGGCGCTTGGCACCGTGGCTCCGATTGTCTACGGCATGGCCAGAGTCGTCGGCCTGCTGGGCGCATCCGCACAGAACCAGCCATACAAAGAATACTCATCCGAGATTCTGGCGCTTGGGTATACCCAGCGAACCACCGAGAAGGTGACATGGGGCGTCACGCTTCCTCCGTACCCGAACGCCTTTCAGCTCGTTCTGCAGATGATCTGGGCCGAGGGTCCGATCACATCCGTCGAACAGCTGTGGTGCAGCAACGCGTATCGGCAGGACTACCTGGGCACGGACAGCCAGGATGTCGACCCGCTGCTTGCGTGGTCGATCGACGGCTATGCCGACACGGCTCGCAGCAGCCTGGGTGCACTGGCCTATTCGGCCCTCAGCCCGACCATTACCACCTGGACGGACGCGGCGGCTCTGATAAAAGGTCGCGCATGCTACGACCCGCGCACCGACAGCACGGCATGGACGGACAACGCCGCGCTGGTGCTGGCCGACTTCATGACTCGGGCCGGAATGAGCATCGATTGGAGCGGATCGGAGCCGGCGTTCGACCGTTGCGATGACGACGTTGGGGGTCAAGCCAGGTGGACCTGCAATCTCGTCATGGATTCGCCGCAGTCCGTCGATGCCTGGATCACCACGCTGCGGGCCTACGCTCATTGTTTCCTCGCGTCCACGGATGCTGGTTGGCGTCTCGTTCCTGATGCACCGGTCGACGCGGGGGACGTCATCAGCATTGACCCATCGCAGATAGTCGCTGGCAGCCTGAAGCTGGCAAAGGCTCCGCGCCGCCAACAACCGACGGTGGTCACTGTCAACTACACCAAGCCATTGATGACTGGCTCATATTATTGGATCGATAAGGCTTGGTCCTCCGACAACCAGGCGACGGTCCTGACTGATGCCGTGGTCGCCGGGACAGAGACCTACCGGGCATCGACCGTTTCGCTGCCTGGCATCCTTAGCTATGGCGAAGCCTATCGGACGGCAGTCGAGCGGCTGAACCACTTTACGCTGTGCGATCTCTCCGGCTCGGTCACATTGTTCGACGAGGGTCTGGAGGTGCTTGTCGGCGACGTATTGGCGCTGACTCATCCGATCGGCCTGTCGGATAGACTGGTCCGCGTCACCGGGGCGCAAAGCGACAGCCCGGGGCGCTGGAAGATCAGCTTCGAGGAGTATGACCCTGCCGTCTATAGCGACACGGCGCAGTCGGAGCCGACCATTGGAGACACGGACCTTGGCGACCCGACCGCAATCCCAGCGCCAACAGGCTTGACGGCTATCGAGGAAGTTTATCAGCGCAGCGATGGCGGATTCTCTTCGCGCTTGCGTATCACATGGGAGCCGCTCGCGGACTTCCCGTTCTCGCACAGCTATTCCGTTCGGGTGAGCGCGGACGGGTCCATCGTCTGGTCCGCTGAACCACCAACGGAAACCTATGTCACGGGCGCGCTGCAGGAGGGCGAGAGCTATACGGTGACGGTTGCTGCCGTCGGGACTGTGGCCACCAGCTCCGAAATCAGCGTCTCGCTTACGGCGCAGGGCCGTCTGCTGCCTCCTGGCGACGTGCCTTCAATGGCGGGTATAGAGGTCGCCGGCACGGTGCGACTCTCATGGCCGCCCGCGGAGGACATCGACATTTGGCGTTATGAGCTGCGGCGCAGCGGGCTGGGGGCCACTACCGAAACCTGGGATGACATGGCATTGGTGGACCGCTTCCTGGGCCTCCGGGCCACCGTGCAGGACCTGGCGCCAGGCGATTATCGCTTTGGGGTGAAGGCCCTCGACAGTGTCGGGAACTACTCCGCCAACGCGGCCTATATCACGATCGCTGTTACGCTCGACAATCGGGCCTTTTTCGTCGGGCAGGAATCCGTTGGGCTATCCGCTGGTGATGCGACCAATATCTTCAGCGCGAGCTATCTCGATGGCGCGGACGAGGACTTCACGGAGATTGGAACAGCGGTCGATACCCTGTTTTCAAACGCCGCGGATACCTACACCGACCCGTTCTTTTCCTATGACAATTCCGCTGCATCCGAATGGATCAGCGAGGTTTGGGACGCGGGAGCCAGCTACTCTGGGACGTGGCGGGCGGACGTGTCAGGCGTCTCGGCCATTGCCGGAACCATCACCGGCTATTTGGAGCTCGCGGACAGCCCAACTGGCTCCTGGTCGTCCTACTCGACGCTCTCGGTAGTTGCGGCCGCGCGATACGCCAGGGTGCGCGTTACCGCCGCATCCGGATCTAGTCTCTTGGTCGCTACCGACCCGACCGTGCGCCTGGACGTTGTGGCCCAGGAAGAGCGCGGGAGCATTACGACCAGCGCCACGGCGGCCGCTACGGTTACCCTGGGAAACAGCTACACCTATGCAAAATCCATATCGCTGAGTGCTGACGCGGCCGGCACGCCCGAGGCGCTTAGCGCTGTCTTTGACAATGTCGACCCGTCGTCCGGGTTCGATGTGTACTGCTTCGACAGCTCCGGCGCACAGGTGAGCCGCACCGTGAGCTGGGTATTCAATGGAGTCTGATCTATGACCTACGCCGCCTTTGACCCCACCAAGCCGGACGGCAGCAGCCAAACGCCCGGTGAGATGGGTGTGTCCATGCGGGACAATGCATTCGCGATTGCCCATGCCATGATCTCCGGGGTCGGCTGGATGCCTGGCTGGTCAATGCAGCCCCAGGACACGGATGGGTCCTACCCGCCGTCTGACACGGAAACCCCAGGTCAATGGCTCGCCTACAGCGGCACCTATCGGGTCAAGGTGACCCCGACCTGGAACGGCTCGGTGGACGGACAGCTCGATAGCGTGGCTGTCTCCTACAGCGCCAATTCTGGCTCTTCATATGACACAATCGGAACCGCGAGCTTCACCTATGATGCGAGCGGCGACTGGATTCAGACCACCTGGAGCTAATCATGGTCCCGGCACTTCTCGGCCTCGTCTCGAAGGTCAATACCCTGCTCACCCGCGTCTCAGCCACGCTGGTCAGCACCATCTCCACGAACCTCGACACCACGGTATCAAGCCGCGCAGCCGCCTCCACCTGGACTAGCGCTCGGGCCTCGACCCTGGATACCGTCGGTACCAATGTCGGTACCATCCTTTCGCGAGTAGACGTTACGGTGTCGTCCCTGGGGCGGCGGCAATTGGAAACCTTAACCACGGCTGGCGCGGTGAGCTGGACGCCGACTTTTACCGGCCTGGCGCTCGCGACCCTTGTGGGCTCAGGCGGTGGAGGTGCAGGCGCAAGCTCCAGTTATGGAGGCGGAGGAGGATCAGCAGGTGCGACTCTATGGCGCATGCCGATTGCCTGCACGAGCGGAGTGGCAATTACGGGGACGATTGGGACCGGCGGGACCGGCGGGATAGGCGGATCAACTGGCTATGACGGGAACGATGGAGAAGCGACGACTTTCGGATCGCTGTCGGCGCTCGGTGGCGCCAAGGGACTGACCGAGTCTTCTGGCGGCGCTACGACGGGAACAAGCTCCGTTATCTCTTTCATCGGCGGAAGCGGCGGCGTAGCAGGATATTCAGGCGGGGCTGCGGGCGATGGAGAAGACGTTGTGTCGTTTTCCGGCGGCAGCGGAGGCGGCACCAATAATGGCGGAGGTGGTGGCGCTTCCGCGTTTGGCAGCGGAGGAGACGGGGGAACGACCGGTGATTTAGTGGGGCATAGCGCTACCGGATACGGCGCCGGGGGAGGTGGCGGCGGCCACGGCGGAGGTTATGGCGGCGACGGGGCCGACGGCTATATCCAGATCGAGTATTGAACAATAGTAGACATGCCACGCACTTTTACAGATCCCATTCAGCCCCCGGCGGAAACGCACGGCCGCATCGCAAACGCAGTTTTTCAGGTCGTCTACGACAAGACGACGGGCGCTGCGACCGCTGCCAGTTATCTCATTTATAGGGCTGAAATCATGGCCGCGGACGGCACGTTGATGCGTACCGTCACGCAGCGCTTGCCATGGCCGACGATTCCCGCGGCGCATCAGGCGGAGATACGCTCCATCTTCTCCGCGATCCTGGCTCACGCCGAGCTCAATGGCGTGTTTCCTCCGGGGACCGACACCGGCGACCTTTAATGCCCGCGCATCAACTGCGCCTTTGCGAGCTCGGCTTTGTTCCACTCGTTGGCTCCGATCGGAGCCCAGAGCATGGATACTAGCCAAATCAGGACACCGCCGACCGTCCCGAGATAACCAACAAGCAGCAGTCCGAGCAGAATCAATATGAGTGCGTCCGCTGCCCGCAGGTAAAAGGTTCCGAGCGGACCAGCGACCAACGCCAGGGCGAACGCGATTATCGCGCTCTTCCTAACAGTCTGCATGTACGCCGCGACTTCTGGTGAGACTTGGTTCGTCATTGTCATATCCTCTCTTCTCAAAGTTCCCAGGCATCCAGCGCCCGCCGAATGCCCTCTGCCATGTTCCCGTTGCCGATCCTCTTGGCCAATGCCCAGTGCTCGCGACTGAGCTTCACGGACTTCATCTGCGGCCTGGTTCCTTCGACCGGCCTGCGGCCGGCCCCTTCCCTGGGGCCGCCTCGTTTGATTCTCATCTCAGACACTTGAGCGCTTCTTTGACCCTCGGGTTGCGGCGCAGGTAGCTTTGTCTCTCCTTGTCCGTTGTCTTCGCGAGGTACCGCGCAATCGTCTTAAGCTCGTTTTCTGAGGCTTCCGCTTTGTCAGCTATGCGGATGGATTCCGTCTTCGTCATCTCTGCTCTCCTGAGTTAGCCGCGTCCCTGCGGCGCTTGAATCGACTTTCGTCCGGCGCCTTCCATGGCGCCTCCGCATTTACTTGAAGTAAGCGGTCCAGTCATGCCGCTCCCCGTCTTCATCCCACCCCCAAACGTCGATTGGTTTTCCGGTCAGGTCGTCCGCTTCATATTCACCAGATTGATAAGCTTCTGCATTGAAATCTAAGGACTCGAACGCTTCATCTATCGTCTTTCCGAACGCCTCGAACTTGTCACCGTCGTGGCTGCTGGCAAACATATAGCTGTTCATCTCTGCTCTCCCTTCCGGTCGGCGCCCCGTGCGCCTTCCTTGATTATTAGTATACTCTTTTCCCGGAAGATGTCAACGAAATTTCAACGAAACTATCCTACATAAACCTCCTGTCCAGGCAAAAGGCTATCCCAACGGATTAGCTCAGCGGATGCGTAAGGCCAATCTCCAACGTATTGTTTCAGCACCTCTGCTATTGCCTGCGAAGAATGTATTTCCTCGCCGAAGAGCGGAGAAAGGAAACAGAAGTCATGATTTTCTTTTGCGTCATATACGCGCCACGTCTGTTTGATTTTGAATTCGTTTCGAAGCCACGCGCTTGGTGGCTTCATTCCATGCTCACACAGCATCTCTCTCTTCCTCCATAGTATCGCTTTGATATTGGCTGGCCTTTCACCAGCCCGGCGCGTCTCTACCGCGCTCTAACCTCCGGTTTCTGCCGCCGGCTTCCGGGGGCGCCGGCCCTGTCGGGCGACTGGTAAGGCCGCCTATTGGAAGATGGCGCCGCCGCCCAGACTACCCTGTCCAAGCCGTGACACAAGAAGTTTGAGTCCGGGAGGCGGCAGTGATCATTCAGCAATAGTCCTTCCAATTGATGCTGCGTCAAGCCATTCAAAATCCTTCTCGCTCTTGTATTTTTCGATGATGAACCCACCCTGATTGTCTTCATGCTCAATGCAGAGCCGGTGTTTTTTACAGACCTCGTGGATATCTGCCAAGAATGCATCCACTTTCGGCGAGTCCTTATTTTTGCCTTCTTTGTAGCTCCAGCGCATAACAAATTCCTCTACCAAGGCCGATAATCTATTACATCGTCGCTTTGGTCCTCTGCGCTGTTCCCGTGAAAGGCGCATGTAGAAATGTCGGACGTACGCATTCCGAGCCATGGCCCTTCCGTATTCTGGCACAAGGAATGTCTATCTCCTGGCTTCGGGTCGGCCCAAAAGCGGCAGGTCTTGCAGGTATCGGTTTGGTTCATCGTTGTTACCTCGTCTCATGAAGATTGCTTATTACGATCGGCTCTAACACGTCATATGGCGCCCAGGTCCACCACTCGCATTCGCGACCTGATGGAAGAATCGAGACGCCCTTGAGCTTCACCCATCGATTCACCTGGTCCACCTCTTCAATTTCCCACGAAATTTCTGGCTTATGTTTCAGGCGGATTTTTTGCCCGACAGTGAATAATGCATTAGTCATCGGTTGTCCCCATCCTTCGACATTCTTCTGACAATTTCCTCTGCCTCGATCCGAGTGCACCGACATTCCGCCATGGTGCGTTGTTACCCCTTAGATAGGCAAATTGAAAAACTTGCGTACACGCTTCACGGCGCTATCTATGCTACGGAAAATTTCCTCCTTAAAGAACAGGAGTAAAATCTGGCCAATTAGCCATCCAATAGCTGCGCCCAAAACCACAGAAAAAAATGATTGCTCAGTCATTAGTTGCTCCCATCCTCCGCACGATTTCTTCCGCTTCGATCCACGTGCATTTGCACTCAACCATGGTGCGTTCTATCTCCCGCTCATAGGCATTGCGCGCGAGCTCTTCCCGCTCGCCCGCCAGATCGTCTAGCTCCGGCTCGAGCCGCATCGCCTCGGGAGATCCCATTGGGTAGAACCTGGTCATGGGTTGCTCCTCGGGAAGCCCGCTTGTGTCGCTAGCGCGCAAAGCGCCAGCCAGTTGCCGTGATTGAGTCGCAGGGAATACGTGGCCCATGCGATCACGATTTCATCCTCGGCTACGGTCGCGGTGATGCCACCGCCCAGGTCGCCTCTGAGAGGGGTGGCCCGGCCCGTATGGAACAGACCCGCCCTATATTCGGTGCGCATGCGGTCGGCCGCTGCTGCTGGATATCCGACCTTGGGCTTCCAGGGAGGCTGGATCTGGGCCTGCGGCTCCGAGGCTGCCGGCGCTTCGTCAGCGCGGCTCTGTTCTTCCCTGCGCTCTTGCTCCGCGCGCTCCTGCATGCGCATCCTGGCAGCCTCGCGGCGCTCCCGCTCCGTCTCCTCGGAGATCCGCGCTTGCTTCAGTGCCTGGTGTCCGCGTGCGATCGCGGCATCTAGGGAGAGCTGCGCACGTTCTTTGAATTCCTGGAACGAGTCATCTATGATGAATGCCTCAAGCTCCCCCAGCTCCGCCTCGATCTGGTCCGCTGAGCCAGTGAGAGGTTCCAGGATCGAGCTGATGCGCCGCTCGATCGCTGCTTTGCGCGCTTTCTCGGCTGTTTCCCATTCATCGAGGGGCTGGCGGACCTTCTGCTTGAGATCATCCAGCCGCTTGCGCATTGCCTTGCGCACGCTATCCACCGATGCCACGCGATCGCGCAGATCGGAGACTAGATCCTTGCCGAGGCCGTCCAGGTAGGTTTTAGAACGCGCGACCCTATGGGCCCGGGACGCAATCTCCTTGCGGCCCTTCTCGCTGCCCACGTCGGGCACCAGCGAGAGTGCGTCCTGCTCGACTTTTTCCAGGATCTTGTCCAGGCCACCTGGAGCGAAGAGGGTCGGAAGGTCCGGGTTTTGGATTGGTATCAGGTCAGCCATTCAGATCAACTCCAGATCGTCTCGGTGAAATGTGAGCGTTCGTGCCGGTAGGCAGCGGCTCTCGTCGATGTCGGAGCGCCCATCCATCAGCACGAGCACGCGGATGAGTCGAAAATCCGCGGAAATGATCGTCCCATCCTCGCCATGATATCGTCCCCTGATCGAGGCAGATGGATACCGATTCGTGCGTATCCTCACCCTTCTGCTCACGAGACTGCCTAGCGGAATCATTTTCGTGATGTTCACGCTTCGCCCTCCATATCACCCACTCCAATCCTGAAATACAGGGCATCCGCTCTCATACTCGAATGTCAAACCAGATCGTTCGCGCTTGCTGGCAATCGAGACAAGTTCGGTGCTGACATGCCATCGACAGAAGCCGAGTTCAGCCCGCTCAAGCAGACGATCGCCGCGAAGCTCACGACTTGTCTGATCCCAGTGTCGGCAGTTACCACAGAAATTTCTCCCGCCATCTCTCTTTTCCATTCCTGGTTCCCCTCGTCTGCATTTCCATGCCGGGCCACGCGGCCCGGCCACGGGTCATTATCCTTTCAGGATATCTTCGATCGTCTCCCGCTCGGCGTCGGAGAGATTCGACGTGCGCATGAGGTCACGCACCTCATCACGCAGCACATCGGTATCAGCGAACCGTGCTTCCTCCAGCAAGGCCGCATAGCTGAAGCCGGGACCAAAGGACCGTGTTTCAGTCGTAACACCATCTTGCCCTGTGATTATGATGCCCGTTCCGCCAGATTCGGTAGGCGGCGGATTCCGCGGATCGGTCTCCGCGGGCGGCTGGTCAGTCTCCCAGGGCGCTGTCTCTTTCTTCTCGTCCAGCTCCGCCAGACGGCCCGCTACGTTCGCTTTGGCCTGGTCCTCCAGCCGCCGCAACAAATCCGGGTCAACTCCGCGCTTGCGGCGCCAGGTGCCATCATCGTTCCATGTGCGGTTTGCGCTATGCACCACTGGAATCCATGGCACGCCGTTTGTATCGACCACGATTCCGAGTGCATTCGGCTCCGGCCTTGGTCCGGATGGCTCCGCGCCGTCCGGCGCAGATGGCTGTTGCTCTGCCTGGTCCTCCTCCTGCTCCAGCGCCTCGGGCGGGTCGGTCGATTCCTCGGCTTCGGATTGCGCTTCGCGCCTCCTCGCTTCCGCGAGGAGCTTTTCCGTGGCGCTTTGGCCGACATCTATGCCCGCCTCGACTACCTGCCCCATATATTGCTCGGACTGCCCTTCGAGCTCCTCGCGTGCGTAAAGCCCTTTCAGCACGTCTGGAAATCCATCGCGCAAGCAGAACCCGCGGGCACGCATCTGCAGCATCCGTCGAGGGTATTGCTGCCATGGGCCAGGCTTGCCCCAGAGCTGGGCGCGCTTCGCATCCTGAACCGAAAACCTGCCGATGATAGGGTTATCTTCTCCACGTCGCCATGCCGAGCAGATGGCGGTGGTTTGGTCGCTTTCGCCGACGAACTCTTCTTTGATGGCGTCCAGCAATCCAGATGCGCGTACCAGGCCGAGCATGGCATCTCCCCAGATCGCCGGCCTGCCATTGATTGGCGCAATGTTCTGGACTGACTGCATCGGACTTAGGCCAACCTCCAGTCCGAACTGGACCGCGACGAAAACGGACTCGACGCGCTCCATGCCCTTCGGCATGAAACCGCTTGCGGCCATAATCTGGGCCATTCGCCAGAGCCCTTCGAAGTTTTGCGGAGCTAGAGCTCCATTGCGCATTGCGATCTGCGCCGTTGCTTTGATATCGCTCATTTCATTTGCCATTTTCTATTTCCTCATTGGTCTATTGTTGGGTGCCCTAGCTTGCTGCCGCTATGCGATACGGAGCTCAAGTTGCGATCTTGATCAGCAAGCATCGGGCATTGATAATGCGGCCCAGCAGCCGCTACCCCATCCGCTTCCCTGGATTGTGAACGGTCCGCACGATGAGCGGCTCTTCCGGATAGCCTGGCCAGATACCGGTTGCGAAGGCGTATGCAAACATGCGAAACGCTCGCTTGCAGTCAACCTCGGAAGCCCGGCGGTCCTCCTCGCTGAACTCCACCAGCCGCACGCCGTAGGGTGGGGTGTCCTCGACAGCGATGTGCAAGAATTGCTTATCCATTCCATTTTGGCGCCCGGCCCACGGATATAGCCATTCTTGTAGCCGATATCGGTATGTGCGGCAGGAGCGCGTATAGGCGTCCTCGCCGGCATTCTGCGTTTTCTTGATATCTCCGATTATGTTGTGGCCCAAGCTGTTGATGTCCCAGCGAGTTTTTACCGGGCACCCGGTTTCCGGATCGCGTGCCAGCACTGTAAGCTCGGTCTCGCAGTCCTCGATCAGGAGGCGGGCAGGGGTGAAGGCCATCACGGCTTCACGAATGATATTCGCAGCCTCGTTTTGCTCATGCGTTACGACGTAGCGGTCGGCGTCATAGACCATTTCGAGGAGCGCCGTCAGCTCGTCATCCAGGATCTTTCCGAGCGCTTTCCCCTCGAAATGGGGTAGGTCGAGCTCCAGCGCGTCTGCCAGGCTGCGGACGTAGAGCTCTTTTGCCGCGTTCGAGTTTTTCGCGGCCCCCTCGGCCAGCACGATGTAGCGCTTCGCCTCTGGCTCCAGGATTTTCTCATGGGCGAGGGTTCCAAGCCGCATGCCTGGGCTTTCCACCCGCTCGCCGTATTTCACATGCGCCATGCTCTGGTCGAGCGCGACTTTGATGCCGCTCGCATTCGCGGCTTCAAGCTCGAAATAGGTGTCCTTGTCTAGGTCACGCATGACCGATGGGAATGCGAAGGCGTCCGCCTGCTGGGTCATGACCGTGCCTTCGTTCATAGCTGCTCACCGCCCTCCATCCGCTTCAATAGTATGCCGGCCACATAGCGCCGGGCGTCGATGAGATTCTGATCACCGCGCTGGTCTGGCTCGGCGAGGGCCTTCAGATAGCCGAGGCGGTCCTTTTCCTGCAGCGCGCGTCGCGCAATCACCTCGGACGCAGTGGGTGGCTCATGACGATCCATATCGATCCGGCAGAGAAATTGCCAGATTGGGTCGATTTGCGTCTTTGGTAGTTCAAAATCCATTGTAGTCTCCGCTTAGCCTGGTCAACCTCGACGTTTCAAGATTTCCGGATATATCCTGCTGCTGCGCAAATGCCATTTGTCGCAATAGGTCACCGGCCGCTTTGTCTATCTCGCTTAGATACGTCGCCAATAGGGCGATGAAACGCCCACGGCCAAGAGTGCTTGGTTCTGACACCTTAAGCTGTCGATCGAGATCCTGCCAAAGGTGAAAGCAAGTCACTGCAAGATCGCGCGGGTAATCCTCAGGATGGGAGATGAATGACGCAGGAGGCCAGACGACTTTACCGTGAACAAGGATCGCGTCGCCAGATTCAGACGTTTGCGTTGATGCATGCGGGGGATTGATCGTCACGTCAACCGCCTTGCGATGGAGCACGTTGTCAATCCACCAGCGGTTGCATTGCTCCATTGTTTTGCATCCAGCGTCTCGCATTGCAAGGAAGTGGTCGCTGTCGGCGAGAAGTGCGTTGATCTGCCGATTTTCAGTTGGCTCAAAGCTGCGGCCTCGGGTCCATTCTTTCGGGAGTTCCGGAACTAGCACGCGAGCTGAAACTTTCTTTTGGAACGATCCCTTGTTCACGACGCCGAACTTTCCGCTTCCGATTTTTTCGACAAGAGCGAGAAGCTGGTTTTTGCCCATGCGCCCGAGCGTTTGCCTGGTTTGCTGGTTCGGGTAATGATTGAGTAGCACGAGGGCATCCGCTTCCTTTAGCTTCTTGACCAGCAGCATCCGGACATTCAGCTTTTCCGGAAGATCCGCATTGTGTCCAGCACGACTTTCAGGAATTGGCTCAGGCGCTGATTCCTGTGGTTTCGGCTCGACAGGTGTGGCTTCTGGTTCGGATGTGCATGCTGTCTCGGCGTTGTCCACTGAATGGACAACGGATCGTGTTGACGTGATCCATTCCGGGAACTGCTCGCGGCAACGGTTCTCCAGGGTCGCAGGATGGATCGCGGTCGGGTTGTACTGGCGCAGGGTGTCGAGCTGATCCGCATCCAGGGACGCGAGCCACATGGCCGCCTTGCGATGCTGGCGCGTGAGATCGATCCCGTGTGCCTGACAGGCGGCGCCGAAGTCCTGGTTGGCTGGATGGTGCCCGCGCAGCAGATTCAATTGTTGACCAAGCTCGATCCAGGCCGCGAAGAGTTCTCCTTCCTTGCGCTGGATGATCTCGAAGGCAATTCTGGCCTTGTCCCAGCTCACAGTCGGATGTTCGTAGACGTTGGTGCTCATGCTTCATTCCTCCAGAAAAAGGGGCGGCCGAAACCGCCCCAGGAAAGGTGTCAGGCGGCATCCTCCATCAGCTCAGGAGGATTGATCGAAGGCCATGACTCCTTCTTCTGGTTCCAGCGGATCGAGCGGACGGACTTGTTCTCACTCCAAAGCTGCGCACCCTTGAGCGCGAGTGCCAGCAGCTCCCATTTGCCAATCTTGTCCTTCCTCTGCTGGGACAGCTTGGCGCGCATGAACTGACGGGAAAGATCCACCGTCGGAGCCTCCGGGTAGGTTGCAACGCCCTGCTGAATCGACGCGACGAACCCAACGACCTGCTGGTGTCCCCAGCCGCCGAGCAACATCAACAAGGCGATGCTCGATGCCTGCGCCTTGTTCAAGCAGGGGTCGGAGATGTTCTGGTCAGAGCGATGGCCAATCTCCACAGACTCGGTGAGAACGGGATCATGATCAAGGCACCAGCTCTCGATCTGCACATCAGTGAACTTCTCAGATGTACGATCATGCTTGGCGATGTAGGTCATTGCGGTTTGCCCGATCGCTGCCTTGACCTTGCCGTTGCTGATACCGAGCATCTGCAAGCCTTCCCCGGCCGTCCTGCGCTTGCTACGGTCGATAACGTCGATAGCCTCCCGCTGAAAGTTCGGCGTGACCTGGAACTCCTGGGTCGTCTCCGAAAGTGCCACCGCCGCCATGCGATGCTGACCATCCGCAAGAGTCCCGTCCGGGTAGAAGGCAATGCCCTGATGGTGATACTTCCATTCGCCCCGCTTCATGGAAGCGGAAAAGTCGTAGCACTTCGAGAAGGTCACTTGCCGGTTCATCTTGTTGTGCTCAAGAAAGAGCACAGCTGCTATGGCCGGATTGATTCGTGCATGCTCAACGACTGTCATTCCCTTCGCGATCTTCCCGGCGCCTTCGATGTCTTTTTGGTCAGCAGTGGCGCGTATGGCATCAATGGCCGTGCGGAACTCTGACTCTATTTTCGTCGGCTTATTTTGTAGTTCGGTCATTTCAATTTACCTCGATTCCTTGATGGGCAACATGCCCCGAAAACCGCCCGCGTGGAGCGGCTTTTAGTGCTTGTCGCTTTTCTTTTCGCTTACTCTCGCAGTTTCATCCAAACGTCGAATACCGATCCGTAAACGGCCACACGCTCCTGCGATCCCGCGGCTTTTCACGCCGTATTCTGATAATCCTTTTCGGTTTTTCGACGTTAGACAGAATAAAGAGAATTATCAATGCCATAGCGAAGAGAAAAAGCAAAAATGTCATCGCTGTATCTCCGTTATCCTGCTTGCGGCCGAAGCAACATCGACATGCGCTTCGGAGACTCTACCGCGACCAGACATAAGCCGTTTGGATTGTCTTTGGTGACAAACCGCGTGTCCGGCAAGACCTGAAGGCGCCGGTCCAGGGTCGCCATATCCGAGGCGATATCTAGGACATGGGTGTCTTTGGGGTATCGGATCGTGATCTCGATGTAATCTGACTCGGCCATAAATCCTCCTCCGGTCTGCGTCTCGCTGCGTCTGGGGGTTGCGTCCTCGTGGGGAGCATTGTAAACCCCACTTTTACCTACGTGTCAACAAGAAATTTGCGACGGAAGCATTTTTTTGCGCTGGGAACCAAAATAACCGAAGGTTGACACAAAATTACAGGGGGGTATATTTGGGCGCAACGAGGCACAGAACTGCCCAGGAGCAAGAAATGTCGAAAGCTTCACCCCGTGGACGGCGCAACCCGATCGTGCGGGCCTGCCAGGTGCTGGACTGCACCCAGGCGGAGCTGGCGCGCCAGCTGGGATGCACCCGGGCGGCCGTGAGCAAGGCGAAGGGGCTCGGGGAGGTATCCTGGTCGATGGCGCTGGATCTAGAACGCATCACGGGCGGGGAGATCACCAGGTACCAAGCCTGTCCAAAAACCTACGGCCCCGCGCCGGCCGCGCCGCTTTCCCTCCCCCGTAAGCAGGTACCCGCGGACGCCGCCTGATTCGGGTGGTGCCAGGATGCACACATGGTTTCGAGAGGTCGCCGAGCGATCGGGGAGAGTTCCATCGCGCCTCACCCGATCGTGTACGGTGACCTCTCGCCCCAAACGCCGCCTGCCAGCCCGGCGGCTTCAGTAGGGCTGGACCTTCTGGTGTATCCTCCTGAGATTGCCCGCGCACTGAGCCTGCGCGGGCTTTTTTTTGGCGAGAGGCAGAGAGTCAGCCGTGCACATTGAGAAGCGGGGATACTCATCGGAGCCATGGAGGCTCGTCGACAGCCAGGGACGCGAGGTGGACAGACAAATGGCGTTTGATCACCCGGAGCTTGGGTCAACGCCGATCATGCATCCTGTGTGCGGAGCAACGCGGAAACAATGCGAGGCTGCGGCATTGGCGCTTCTGGAACGCCTATTGAGTGCTAGCGCCTTGTGACCATCATCATCGCAACGTTCGTTGCCGTTTTCGGCCGCGCTATCCAGCAGCTAAACGTGGTCGGCGGCCATTACCTGGCAGCCGCCCTGACGCCGTTTCTGATCGCGGCCGGTGACGTGTCGCTCGTTCTGCTGGTGGTAGACCGCGGCTGGTCTTCAATCCCGTTCTCCGGGCTCGGTGGGGCAATCGGTGCGGTCTCTGCGATGTGGCTTCACGGTCGGGTACGAGCGCATCTGCGAGCGCAGGAGAAAACGTGAACAACGAGACTTTTCATATTGGTCTGGTGCGTTATGACGCGATGTGCAGAGCCATTGCCGAAGCGCACGCAGTCGATGAGGTGAAGGACATCCGTGACAAGGCAATGGCATGTGAGCGGTATGCCCAGCAAGCCATGAACATGGAGGCAGAACGCTACGCGCGTGAGATCAGGTTACGTGCGGAGCGGCGAGCCGGTGAGTTACTACGCAACATGGAACAGACCCGGGAGCGGGCGACGAGGGGAAGCGATGCTTTCAGGGGCAATCAACACGCTAAGGTGATGTCGCGCCACGCGACATCACCAAGCCTCTCCTCTCTAGGCATCTCCCGCGATCAATCGAGCAAGTGGCAGAAGCTCGCGGGCGTGCCAGAGGATCAGTTTGAGGACGCCTTGCGTGACCCTGAGCACAAGCCGTCAACAGCCGGGATTCTCCGCAAGTCAAACGGCAGCCAGGAGCAGATGAACCCGCATGCTCTTTGGCTTTGGGGACGTTTGCGTGATTTCGAGCGAGATCGCGTGTCAGAAACAGCAGCGCATGATTTGCTCGGAGAGATGACAGAAACCATGATCGCTGATGTAGCTCGGATTGCGCCTATTTTCGCGAGCTATCTAAATTCATTAGAGGATCATATTAATGAGTGAGACAACTCAGCTTCAGGACCTGCTGCGGAAAGCGCTGTCAGAATATTCCGCAGATATGCCGGTTAGTGCGGAGACGTTAGCCGGAGTTGTAATTGATGAAATTGATGAAAAACATTCAGCGCCGATATTGGTCAGATGGGGCTGCGTGCTTGAGCTTAGACAATTAGCGAGGCCAATGCTGCGTAGGGAATTTGAGGAAGAAGTGGAAGATACGCAGCAAGACTTATTCGGGGGACTGCAAGACCGCTATCCGGGATATGGAGGACACAAGGGAATGTATATCCCTAGGCAGAAGATGACAGCCGAAGACTACGCGGGAAATATTGCAAGGCTTGGCCGTGAAGCCGATGCGAAACAGAAACACCGCGATGCGCTGCAAGCTGAATTCGACGCAAAGATGGCAGCAGGATTATTCGCTGCTACGGCATGACCGCCTGGAGACCACGCCCGCCCGTGTGCGAAATCTGCCATCAGCGGACATGGGCGAGTGGGAGAGTCCGTGAGATCAACCCGTGTCACAACTGCATGACCTGGATGTGCGTGGCTTGCTGGAGCAGGCACTACGACAACGGTAACTACCAATGCCAGTCTTCCAATACCAGCTCACCGACAAGCCAGGCGTCTGGTTGAACATGATCTCCACAAGCGACGATCTCGACGAGGCCGGCGAAGAGCTCGGGCGCATATTCGGCCCGGGGCGGGTGGTCGACGTGCGCCCCATGGCGGAGGACCGCCGAGATGACGACGACTAGGCGACTTCACGTGGTCGATATGTCCGCTGCTCCAGAGCCGCCGTATCCATCTAACACGCAGGCCGGCGCGTTCCCGTTTGAGCTGGATGTAAACCGGCTGATGTCGAGCGATACCTGGGATCTTCTTCCGCCAGAGATTCGCCCCTGGTGGGTGCTGTTGCTCGTCGTGAGCTGGCGCCAGACGCCTTGCGGGGCCTTCCGCAACGACGTGCCACTGATCGCGGCAAAGATCGGGGCCAACGAAAAGTTCGTGCGTGTGCACTGGGACGAACTGATGCGAGGGTGGTACTTATGCGCTGATGGCCGCCTTTATCACCGCGTAATCACGGAAAAAGTCTGCAAGTTTCTTGGCACTCGTCGTAAGTGGCGTTCTAATAAAAACAAGGATATAGGACCAGATTCCACCATAGTTCCACCGGGCTTCCACCCTAGTTCTTCGCCTTCTTCTTCTTCTTCTTCTTCTTCGGAGACTTCGTCTCCTCCCCCCACTGACCCCCCCTCACGGGCGAAGGCATCGACTGCGGCATCCGCCTCGGCGCGCTGGTGTCTTCCCGCGGGGATAGACCAAAAGCTATGGGAAGATTTCGAGCAGCATCGCCGCGAGATTCGTAAGCCACTCTCCGACCGAGCTAGAACCCTCAATGCACACGTGCTGCTGCACCTCAACCCGGAGCAGCAGCGCCAAAGCGTAGAAGACACGATCCGCAACCGGTGGACAGGTCTCTTCGTGCCGAAGCCAAGCAACAATGGGAGTAACGCCAATGGCAACGCAACAAGCACTCGACCGCTCAACAGCTCGCAACGAGCCGAGCTCGCGCGACAGGAGCTCAAGGCACGACGAGCAGCTGAGCGAATTTCTGGAGTGGTTCCAGCGGAGGCTGGAAGCGGACTACGGCGGGATGTTCACGAGCCGGGTGGACAGCATCGAGAAACAGGCCGCATGGGAATCACTCTGGACGCAGACTTTCAGCGGGAAGACGCCGAGCCGGATTCGTAAAGCGCTGGACGCGTGCTTCGCGAGCTACAAGGAGGCGCCGTTTACGACCGCACACTTCGAGGAGCAGTACCGGGCACTTCCGGCCGATGAGCCTCCGCAGCTGCAGCTCGCCAGGCCAGAGCCAAGTGATCGTGAGGTCGCGCAGGAATACCTGGAATCACTGCGTGGAATCTTGCGCAAACGAGGCACCGTCCGCACTGAGCGCAACATCGCGAGCGGCGAATGGACGAACGAGATGGAGCGCAGATTCCAGCGAGATCTGGCCATCACCGGCTTCGGGAAGCCGAGGATTTCGGCCGTCCCGTTCGCCGGCCACGTCTGTGCTTATCCTGACTGTGATAACACCGGAATTTTCTCGGCGAGCGTGACGGGATCGTCTACCTGGTACTGTACGAGGCATTCGAGGAGATGAGGGATTGGAGCCCGAGCGCTAAGGTCAAGCAGATCATCAATGACTGGTGGCCGAACGGAATGCAGCGTATCAGTGATCCGCATGCATTCATGCGCAACATGGCGGCATTGCAGGCAGATTTGATAAGGCACAAGTTACCGTCGATGGATAACAAAACGGGAATGCGAGCCATCAACACGCTGCAATCGCTTGATCGCCGAGCAAATGGGCTTGAGTAACTATGCCAATATTCAAATGCGAGAAATGCGAAGCGGTAGAAAATACCGCGTGTTGTAATTTCTGGACGCGCAGGTCAAATGGGCAGCCTCTGCTATGCTCAGAATGCGATCCGGATATAGGCGAATGGCATAACCTCTTCGAGAAGCGAAATTATCGTGAAGCGCTGTACGTTGAAACGCCAAGCGGTTTTCTTGAGCCAGCAGCGGAGGAATAAATGGACCCTTTATTTTCGGATGACGATGCGAAGGCGCTAATGAAGGCCGTGGCCGTAGTCGCGGTATTCGCGGTTGTGCTTGGCATTGTTTTGCACTTTTGAAAATGGAGAGCGTAAAACGATGAAGACAAGCCAATACATCTCATCCAATCCTAGAATAAATAGAGGCAGATCAATGCTAAAGGGGACCAGCGTCGCGACAGGTGAGATTGCTGCCAGCTTTGCGTCCGGTAAATCTATCGATGAAGTGATGGCGGACTACGAGTTATCGTGTCAGCAGGTCGAAGCGGCATTACGGTGGGAGCTATTGGATCGCATATGGATAAAGGCCGTCGTTATCGTTGTGATATGTGCGGCTATGCTTGGCATTGTTCTGCACTTCTGAGAGATGAGCAATGAAATGCACTTGCATATCCTGCCCTGAGTGCAATGGAGCCGGAACCGTATGGTTTGCCTTTCATGGCGAATATCTTGGTAGCTATCGATGCGATGATATGGATGATTTGCAGATCTGCCAGGAGTGCGAAGGATCGGGCATCACGGAGGTGTGCGCGTACTGCGAGGACCGTCTGGAACAAGAAGCAGACGAGATGTATGGCTAACGACGGACGGCTTGTCAGCGCGCTATTTGTGCAGCGCGGAGGGGTATATTGGGACCTTGATGGGGTCGACCCATGGGACGAAGCGCGAGACGCACGACGCTATCCAGGACGGAACCCGGTTGTGGCCCATCCGCCATGTGAGCGCTGGTGTCGGCTTGCCGGTCTGGTGGAAGCGAGATGGGGACACAAGCGAGGCGACGACGGTGGAACCTTTGCCGCGGCGCTGGCACATGTACGGAAATGGGGTGGCGTGCTTGAGCATCCCGCATATTCCGACGCATGGCGCGTGCATGGGCTGAATATGCCGCCAACCGGAGGTGGTTGGGTTAATGCTGACTTTGACGGAGGCTGGACGTGCTATGTGGAGCAGGGACGATACGGGCACCAGGCGAAAAAAGCGACTTGGTTGTATGCCTATGGCGTGGATTTGCCGTCGCTGCGATGGGGATGCATACCTGATGCCGAAAGCAAAGCGCTGGTGTCATGGTGCGGGAATCGGTTGCGCAATGGAGAGATACGTCCGAGAGTCGGTAAGGATGCGGCCTCGAGAACACCCGTGGCGTTTCGCGACGCGTTGATTGACATGGCGCGGTCCATGGCGCGCTAACATTAAGCTTAGGAGGTTCTTATGTGCAATTGTAGAGATTGGTGCCGCGTATTTGGTGCGGAAGGCTATGACCCGAGCTTACCATTCAGTGATCATCACCCAAATTGCGAAGATTACGAGCTGGAGCGGTTCGCTCGAATCACCTATTCGACAGGCTCTTCGTGCATCGTCGAAGCGAGCGACGGCGACCTTTATGATTTTGAGGTAGATGAAGAAGACGATCCGCCGAAAGTCGAGCCATGCTGGATGACGAGAGATCAATACGATAGGCTCGAAGAGTTCGACGGTCCGTAACGATTAAAATATTAAGACGAAGATCTTATGACTCATGGATAATGTGAAACGCTGTGATATCTGTCGCTTTCACAAGTACTGGCCGAAAAGCCCAGTAGGCGACGAAACTACCGGGCACAAATGCCAATTGAATAGACCGGCGTGGCCAGATGGTACCGATTGCTCCCGGTATGAGCGTGAGCCGGGCAGCGATGATGATCTTGGTGAGGAGGAGTAAGCCATGAGTCGCGCAGTAGCCGAACGCCTAAGCCAGGCCAATGCCAGGGCAAACAAGGACAAGCACGAGGTGCCGATGGCCATCCAGGTGCGTGCCGCCGGATTGCCTGAGCCTGAGCGGGACTACCGCTTTGGGGCGATTGCCGCTGGGGGCGTGGGCAAGGGCATGCGTGCGCGCCTGGCCAAGGCCAAGCTCCGGGACTGGCGTTTCGATTTCGCCTGGCCGGAGCATCACGTAGCGCTAGAGATCGAAGGCGCAGCAGGCCGCGGGCGCCACACGACAGCGAAGGGCTACAAGGAAGATTGCCGCAAGTACAACGAGGGCACGCGGCTCGGCTGGGCTGTCTATCGCGTCACCGGTGATATGGTTCACAGCGGCGAGGCTCTTAATCTGCTGATCCATGTCTTCCCGCCTAACATCTCAATTCAGGAGGCCACTCACGAATGAAATATACGCGCGGTAGCGTATCCGAGTCGATGCTGTCGTTAGAGCGCTTAGGCATATACAGTCAGTGGGATTTGCTTGCGCTGGCTGAAAAAGCCATGCCCCCGGATGAGCAACCGCCGGAATCAGAAGAATGGTGCGCGGATATCGACTTTGTTGTCGATGGCTGGATTGTGCGCATCTTCTACGACGCTGGTGAGCTTGACTACATCGCAGAGTTCATCGGACCAGACGGAACAATCTTTGACTTTTGGGAGTGGCCGGATGGGCATCCATGGAAGCGTGACTTGATAAATTGGAGTGGTGTTGGAGACGTGGAGCGCTGGCGAGCATGAGCGCTACCATTGAGATTCAAGGGATGAGGGAAGTTCAGGATTTATTTCATTCCTTTCCGCAGCGGGCCAAAACGATAATTAGCCGATCGCTTAACGACGCGGCAAAACACACCGTAACTGACGCAAGCCGGCGAGTGCGTCAGACATGGAACCTCAGCGTCAAAGAAGCAAAAGCGGGTTACATCGTTGTCAAGTCGAGTCCACAGACTCTCGAGTCGCGCGTGATCGTAAAGGGTAATCCAGTCCCGTTGATGGCATTCAAGCCTCGTCAAACGAAGAAAGGAATCAGCGTAACGATAAAGAAAGGCCATCGTACAATGCTGAAATCGGCGTTTATCGCGCAGATGCCGTCATGGCATATAGGGGTATTTAAGCGCGTTGGCCGCAGAAGGTTGCCGATTCGTGAGTACAACGTGGTCAGCTATCCAGTGATGGTGCGTGGACAGTGGGAAGAGATAAAGATCGAAGCGCGGCGCTATCTTTTGACTAGATTACAGCAGCAGATTGCGAGAGCGTTGGAGCGGAGACGATGAGGATACCTGTCGGGTCCTTCTGCCGCCAGAACCACGGGCCCCAAGCTGAGGCAAGGTTCTCCGTTGTTTTTCTACCACACATAGGCGTTTGCTAGTCCATGTCGCTTGAAGTCGTCACGTCGGATCATGTCCCTCCAGAGCGGACTGGCAACAAAGCCGATTTGGCCAACTGGTTTGGCGTTGCGCTGACGACGGTAGACCAGTGGCTTCGGCGTGGATGTCCTTATCTGCAGCGCGGTGAACGCGGAAAGCAATGGAAATTCGATTTTTTGGCCGTTTCCAAATGGCGCTATGGCGCTGAGGAAAAGGACGAAGACGATCCCGAGAAAATGCCGGCAAAGGAGCGCCTGGACTGGTATCGAGGAACTCGCGAACGCACAAGGCATCTGCAGGAATGTGGTGAACTGCTACTCGCAACCGACTACGAGCGCGAGCTGTCAAACGCGGCCAAGATCGTTGGAACGGTGCTAGAAAGCCTACCGGACCGTGCTGAGAGAGATGCCGGTGCATCTCCCGAGGTTGTTGAGCTGATTCAGCACGTCGTTGATCAGCTACGTGAAGAGCTATACCGCAGGTTGTCGAAAAGAGCCTGATGTACGCTGATGCCGCTGCCATTACGTCCGACGTAGCAGACATTCTGCGTCCGCCTCGACGAGTATCAGTATCAGACTGCGCACGTGAGGTGGTGCGCATTGAATCGCCAGGCGGATATTCCGGACCATGGGACCCAGATATCACGCCATATATGGTCGAGCCGATGGACCTGCTAAAAAGTCGGCGCCATGAGGCCATTGTCTTCGTTTCGCCGTCCAGGACCGGAAAAACTCAGGGATTGCTTGACGGATGGCTGGCTCATTGCGTCGTCGCTGACCCTGGAGATATTGGCCTATATTTTTCGACGCAAACGCTCGCATACGATTTTCGCAAGCGTCGCCTTGAGCGACTGCATCGCAACAGCGAGCAGCTTCATGCGAAGCTTTCGACACGCAAGCACGACACAACGATTGAGATGGTCATTTACCGGAATGGGATGATCCTCAATCTTGGTTGGCCGTCGTCATCCCAACTTGCACAGCGGGATTTACGCTATGTCGCGATGTCTGATTACGACTCGTTTCCCGACGACATCGGAGGAGAGGGAGAGCCGTTTGGCCTAGCAAAAAAGCGCGTCCAGGTCGCAATGAGCGCTGGCATGGCGCTGGTAGAATCTAGCCCAAAGCGAGCAATCATCACGAATCAATGGCTGCCTGACGGCAGGCACGCGGCGCCACCGGTGCATGGCGGAATTCTCCCTCTGTATAATCGCGGAGACCGTCGCCGCTGGTATTGGATATGCATTGATGGCTGCGGGGATTGCTTCGAGGCGCCGGCGATGCCATTTTATGAGGCAATGCAGGATATTCACGATGCCGCGGCTACTGCGCATGTTGCATGTCCGCATTGCGGCTTGATTTATAGACCGCATGATAAACGTAGACTCAATGCGTCAGGAGCATGGCATGCAGAATCGCTAAATGGCGAGCATCACCGTACTATTGCCTCATTTTGGTTGCTCGGTTGCGCCGCGGCGTTCCAGCCCTGGGAATCGATCGTGGCCAATTACCTGCTCGCTTATCGCGAGATGGAATCAACCGGCGATGAGTCTGCATTACGCCAGACCATCAATACGGATCAAGGACTGCCTTATATGCCGCGTGCGATGGCGGAATCGCGCGGAGCAGAATCTATTGAGGCGCGCCTTGAGGCGTCGGAGCGTTATTTCGTTCCGGATGGTATACGATTCCTGCTTGCTGACGTTGACGTGCATGCAAATCGATTCGAAGTGCTAGTGCTTGGCTTTGGCGTTGGTGCTGAGCGCTGGCTGGTTGACCGTTACGCGATCAGGGAAACTAAAGACGGAACTCCGCTGCAGCCGGCTGTCATGCGCGAGCACTGGGAAACGTTGACGGAGCGCGTCGTCAACGGAACATACAAGCTGTCAGACGGACGCGAGATGCGCATATTCCGGGTTGGAGTTGATTCCGGCGGCTATGCACATCGCAAACGCAAAGCCGACTCAACTGCACGCGCATATGACTGGTGGCGCCATCTAAAGCGAATAGGTCTTGCTCATCGGGTGAGACTAATCAAGGGAGGGGCTTCCAAGTCTGCGCCGCCGGTGCGAGAGACATACCCTGACAGTCGCGAGAGATCAGATAGAAAAGCTGGAAGTCGTGGAGACGTTCCGGTGCTTATTCTGAACACAAATAGACTGAAGGATCTTGTTTTTTCCGACTTGGCGCGCGAGGTTCCTGGCCCCGGCTATATCCACTTGCCGAAATGGATGTCCAAGAAACATAGGGAAGAAATGACAGCCGAGCAACGCACAGCAAAAGGATGGGAGCAGATCGGAAATCGGCGTAACGAGACTTGGGATCTTTTCTGCTATGCAACTGCATTATGGCTTTATGTGCGCGGAGATAAGATCAGATGGGATGCGCCGCCGCCATGGGCGATGAAGATCGACAAAAACAGCGAGGTGATAAGTAGCGAGCAACGGCGTGAATTAAAGATCAGCAAACAGACGATAACGCAAGAACCAACGCGCAAAGGAAGAATCAGGGGGCTTCTGCGGTGAGTCTCGACTGGCTACAGATCGAGTCAGAATGGGCACGCGACCTGCAGCAGGTCCTCAGCCCGCAGTTGGCGGAGTTGATGGCGCATCATCTCGCCCAGGGTATGCGCGATCGTTTCGGCGGTCAGCGACACTACATCCCGGCGCGGGCCATCGATCGCGACCGAGTCCGCGGAGGATTCAACGGCCACAATCTCGATCAGCTATCGGCCGCCTATGGGCTTTCGAAGCGGCATATTCGGAGGCTAGTCCGTTGAACTGGAAACGCCGTTGGGACCCATTCATCTGGCAGGACGGTGACGAATGCCACCTTCTTTGTCTTGCGACTCGCCATGGAGCAGGGAATCGCGGGCAAATCTGGTGGCAGGACGACAACGTCATCCTGCACGCCATCGGTCCAAGCTTTGATGCTCTGACCGAGCACGATGTGGTCACGCCGCCGAAGGGATTTATCTGGACGGCGCCGAGCCGGTTTCGTTGCCGCGGTCGAGATTATCTTCTGGCCGGCATCAACTACGATGCCGGACGCCCGAACCAGCGCCTATGGATGGCGCCTCTGGACGATCCCACGGAGGAGGTCGGTCAGCTCCCGACCGCGGGCCAAGAGATGGGCCGCCCGGGGAGCTTCGCCTGGCGCGACGCGAGCGTGATGCGGGTCGCTGAGCAGGAATGGCTGCTGTTCGTGACGACGGGAGGCTTCCGCTGGGGCGGTGCGCCAAACGTCATCCTCTTCCAGGCCGAGGACCCTCTCGGCCGATGGTGGTCGCGTGGGCCGGTGATAGACCCGACTCTTGCGGTTCTGTTCGCGGAGCTGGAGCGGCCGCAAATCATGCGCATGGATGGTCGCTGGATCTGCTGGTGGTCTGTCTGGCCTAACCGACACTTTTTCCGCGCGAAAAGCACCGTCCGGACTCATATCGCGATGTCCACCTTCGATGAGCCGCTATTTTCGCGTCCGATCGCGCAGCTGAACGGGGCCTACGGCCTACAGATGCATGCCGGCTCCTGGTGCACCGGATGGTACTGGACCGACATCGACCAGGCCGAGGGTGATGTCCGTATCTGGCGGGATGATGCCCTGTTGGGGCACATTCGGAAATGTATGGAGTCCGCCTGATGTCTTACGGCAAGGCTGATGCGCTTGTCCCGCGCGATTTTACAAATTGCATGACGGTGCGTGAGCTAAAGGAAATGATCAAAGATTGGCCTGAAACGAATAATTTCGGGGAGGATTGTGAGGTTTGGGTACAGACGGGGTTTGCGTCTAGCAGCCCGGTCATAAGAGCCTGTGCGCTGAACCTTCGCGAAGACGATGATGGAAGTCTGAGTGCAGATTTCCTGCTCGGTAGTGGGCACCGAGCATAAAAGAGTGACATTTTTGCCCTAGTTTGTCCCTTCGGCGCGGTCCAGAATCCGCGCCATGACCCTCGCGGAAGCGACCGCCTACCTCTCGACGCTCGAGGCCGCTATGCTCAGCGGCGAGCTCTCCGTCCGCTTGGCTGACGGTCGAGCGATCACTTACCAGTCCCTGCCCGAGATGGAACGGACGGCGGCCAGGCTGCGTCGTGACATCGCCCGGGCGAACGGCACGCCCTCGACCATGACCGTCCGCTGGAATCCCAGCGCAACCAGCGGGACGAGCTATTGAAGCCCGAAGTTATCTCTGGCGCGGGCGACGCGGCGGACGAGCTCCAGCGCAACCAGTTGGACCGGCTATTGAAGCCCGATCGCGTCCTGCCGCTCAACGTACGCCAACTCCCGACCGCAAGCTACCAGGCGGGCGATTCCAGCCAATATCACAAGAACCCGGCACCGGTGGGGTCCGGCGACCGCTCCGTTGCGACTGCCTACTATCGGCTGCGCGATTGGTCGAGGTGGCTTGACGAGAACCTCGACCTCGTCACAGGCGCCTTCGATAAGTTGGTCAACTTCATCGTCGGCGGCGGCATCACAATCGAGCCGACGGTCCGCGACCGCAAGGGCCGGCTCCTGCCAAAAGTCAATGAGCAGATCCGTCGCGCCATCGTCGATGAGAGCTATCCGGATTGTTGGAGCCGTGACTGCAACGTCACCGGTGAATACACCCGGGGGGAACAGGAGCGGATTGCCTGCCGGTCCTGGTTGCGGGATGGCGAGATCCTAGGCCGCAAGGTGCCGCGCCAGATCGCCCCCGGCCGCATCCCATACCAGGTCCAACTGATCGAGGCGGACTACCTGGCATTCGAGATGCTGAAACCCCTGCGCGACGGGACGGCCATCATCCATGGGGTCGAGAAGGACGAGTGGGGCCGCCCGATCGCGTATCACATCTACCACCAGAACCCGGTAATCGTCTCGGACTTCCGCTGGGCGACAGGGCTTGATACGACGCCCGTATCCGCCGAGGAGATCAGTCACCTGAAGTTTATCCGCCGCGCCAACCAGACCCGCGGGGTTCCGATCGACCATTCGACGATCTTGCGTCTGGATGACGTCGCCGAATATGAGGACGCTCACCGGGCCGGGGCCAGGGCGGCCGCCCAGCTTCTCGGCTGGATCAAGCGTTCGGCGGACACCTTCGGCCTAAGCGGCGATGGCAGTCCTTATTCGGCGACCGACGACAAGCGCAAATGGGACCTGGAGGACGCGACGTTCCTGTCGGACCTGCTGCCCGGCGAGGATGCTGGCTTCTACAAGCCGGAGACGCCGAACCCGGACGCGACCCCTTTCCTGGACGATCAGCTGCGCCGCGCTGCATCCGGCTTCGGCCTCGGCTACTCGACCTTCGCTGGAAAATACGACAAGGCGTTCTCGGCGGCCCGTCAGGAGCAGTCAGAGAACTGGCCGAACATCGAGCAATTGCGGGGCCAATTCATCTCGGATTTCGTGCGGCCTGTCGAATATGAGCCTGCTCTGCGCGCCGCTATCCTCCTGGGCCGCGTGCGAATCCCGCGCGAGGCCGACCCGGACACCATCCTTACCGCCGACATCAGCGGGCCGCCACGTCCGACCATCGACGACCTGAAGCAGGTCCAGGCAGATCGCGAGATGAAAGACGCAAGATTCGACTCGCGCGTTGGCCGCATCCGCGAGCGCGGGCGGGACCCGACGCGGGTGGATGCCGAGATCGAGAATGATCCGCTGGCGGCGCAGCCGGCGTCCGCGGCAGCTCCGAATCCGCCGCCGCCAAATGGTCCTGCCCCAGATCAGCCGAGTACGCAATAAGCCATGACCACGCGACGCAAATATGAGATTCGAGCCCAGGGCGACGGCGAGGCCGAGCTCACGATCTATGGCGCGATCGGCTCGAACTGGTGGGACGAGGAATCCACCGATGCCAAGTCAGTCGTAGCGTGGTTGAAGGACAACGCCCAGCGCCCGGTGCTAGTGCGCATCAACAGCACCGGCGGCTCGGTGTCCGATGCGCTTGCGATCTACAACGCACTGCGGACGCATAAGGCGGGCGTGCGCACCCGCATCGACGGGATCGCCTTCTCGGCCGGTGGCTACATCGCCATGGCCGGAAGCGAGGTAGCGATGCCGGAGAATGCGCTGCTTATGATCCATGCCCCTTGGGGGCTTGCCGATGGAAACGCTGCCGAGCTCCGGAAGCTCGCCGATCAGCTCGATAAGTGGGCTGCCGCCATGCAGTCTGGATACCGCCGCGGCGGGAAGGTGGATGCAGCCGACGTGGAGCAGTGGCTAACGGATGGCGAGGACCACTTCTTCACGGCGGACGAAGCCATCGCGTCCGGACTCGCCGATCTGACCTATCCGGCCATCGACATGGCTGCGGCCACGCGCGGCATGAATGTGTATCTCCCTCAGATTCTGAAACCGGCGGCCTCCGCCAAACCCCTGGAGAATGAAATGCCTGAAAACACTGGCACTCCGGCGGCCCCTGAGCAGCCTCAGGCCGCCAATCCGAATCAGCAGCCCAACCAAGAGCCAGGCCGCGTCGACGTCCTCGGCGCCGTGGCAAAGCTGAATGCTGACACCCGCCGCGGGGTCGAGCAGGGCGCCACTGCCGAGCGCAAGCGCCAGCGCGAGATCCGCGACCTATTCGCCGAGCAGCCGAACGACCGGCGCGAATTCCAGACCGTCTTGAACCAGTGCCTGGACAACCCGGCTTGCGACATCAATATGGCCAGACAGGCGCTGATCGACCTCTACAGCTCCGGGATCGTGCCGATCATTGATCCCATCTCCCAGGAGCAGGACCAGCACGGCGGCCCCTGGGCGCATACCCAGGCCCCTACCGCCCGCCTCGGCGCCAAGCAGCAGACCGCTGTGCGGCCGCAGCCCCGCTTCCGTCCCGGAATGGACGCAGGCGAGAAGTTCCGCGAGGGGGCCATTGCTGCGCTATCCGTGCGCACGGGCCTGGTGACGGAAAAGGAGTTTGTCCGCGCGCAGAATGACAACCCGTTCATGTCCTATTCGCTGGTAGACCTCTGCAAGGAGCAGCTACACGCTCTTGGGATGTCCGTTGGCGGTTCCAGGGAGTCGGTGGTGAAGCGGGCCATCTATGCCTCGGCCCCCGGCTATGGCTCCGACCATCTTCCCTACATCCTTGAGAACGTGGCCGAGAAGGCGGTCATGGCCGGCTACGAGGCGGCGGAGGAGACCTGGCAGGACTGGGTCAAGATCGGCACCTTATCGGACTATCGCGAGGCGAGCCGCATCAATCTGTCGCTGTTCAATGCCCTGGATACGATGCTGGAGTTCCAGCCGTTTACGAGCGGGAAGTTCAAGGACGTGAAAGAGACGATTCAAGCCTATCTCCGCGGCAAGCGATTCTCGATCACGCTGCAGGCGATGGTCAACGACGACACCGGCATGCTCACTGAGGTGCCGATGCAGTTCGGCGAGGCGGCCAACCGGACCGTTGGCGATGCAGTGGCCGCGTTGCTCACCAGCGGCACCACCGCGACCATGAATGAGGATTCTGTTGCCCTATTCGACGCCTCGGATCACACCAACTTTGTGGCATCCGGGAGCGGTGCGGCGCCATCGACCACCACGCTGAATACGGCATATGGGGCGATGGCTGTTCAGACCGATCCGAACAGCCAGCCGCTCGGAATTCGTCCGCGTTACATCATCCACCCGGCGGCCCTGCGAATGACCGTGCAGGCCCTGCTGAGCTCCGTCGAAATTCGCAACACAACGGGGAGCACGATCTATCCGACCAACAACCCGGTCACCTCGCTCAATCTGGTGCCAATCGAGGAATACCGTCTCGATGGCAACAATACCTCTGGCTGGTACCTGGCTGCGGCCCGCCGCACCATCGAGGTGGCCTTCGTCGGCGGACAGAGCACTCCGACCGTGGACCGGGTGGCGACCAGCGACGTGCCAGGAATCTCCTGGGATATCAGCCTCCCGTTCGGTGCCGCGGTGCTGGATTGGCGGACTCTCTATTACAACTATGGCGCATAAGTCGCTGTAATAACCTGATATTTAGGAGAAACAATGGCTACTGCAACTTTGATTCGCGAAGGCGATCAGTTCGCCAAGGTGACTGCCGCTGGAACCGTGGCGGTCGACGACATCGATGTGGTTGGGACCACCGCCGGGGCATCGCTCGGAGTCGCCAAGAATGCCGCCGCAAGCGGCGAGGTGGTGATCTATGACGTGAACGGCGAGTACACCATGCCCAAGGTCTCCGCCGCGGTGATCGCGGCCGGCGAGACCGTGGACTGGGATTCCAGCGCGAACTCCGTCGACGACAACCAGCTTGCGGCCGCCACGGGTGATCTGAGCGACTTCGGCTATGCCACCGAGGCGGCCGGAAGCGGCGTGACCACCATCAAGGTCCGGCTGCTGCCTGGCAACGGAGCAATAGCCTGATGTATCTGAAGCCAGACTCGGACCAACGGCCATCGACCCTTCAGGAGCGCATTGAGGCGCTGGAAAAAGAGCTCGAGGAGCTCCGGGCGGAACGCACGGCGAGGATATCGCAGCAGACGGTAAAGGGCGTTCCAGAAACGCGCCGGACCGGGCCAGCCGATAAGCCGTGAGCTTCTCCACTGCGGCCGCCAGGGTAAACACGGCCTGCCTCGCCACCTTCGGCGAGGCAGTCACCCTGCGCACGGCCAGCGGGTCTGACAAAGCGCTTACCGCTGCCATATCGCGCTCGGCTATTCCGTACGACATGATCAACGTCCGCGAGATCACGGCTCAATGTCTGAGCTCTGAGTACGGGGAATCCGACTACCGTCGCGGCGATAGACTCATCGTGGACGGTGTGTCCTACAGCATCGGGTCCGCGCGCGATGACGGTTTCGGGATGACGATGCTCGAGCTAGAGCGGTGAAAATCTGGCCGATCGTCTCGCGACTGCAGGATTCAAGCCGATGTCCGACCCTGCGGCTCGTTGATCGCGCCTGGTCATCTCAGCAGGTCATGGACTTCGGAGACGGATTCTCCGAGCTTCCCGCGGCGTTCATCGCACTGGAGGCGGAAAGCTCTATCGGGCAATACCAGGATTCCTGCGCGAATCAGGTAGTGACAGCGACAGTCACGGTGACGCTCATGGTCGAGGCGCCTGACGCGGACTACGATCCATTCGACGCAGCACTCGATGAGATCCGCGCCGCGCTTCTCGGCTGGATTCCAGACGATTGCAATTCTGACCTTGTTCTAATTTCAGGCGCCGCCGGCCTATCTACCGCGGGCCGTATGATCTGGCGCGACACCTACCAAACAACCTATCTCATCCGGCCCGCATAGGAGTGCCGACATGCTCACGAAAGCGAAATTCCTTCTAGCAACGATTCAGTCAGTCGCCGGCACCCCAGAGGCTCTTGTTGGGACGGATGCCATTTTGACCAACGGCCTCACCATCACGCCGTACGGTGGCAACACGGTAAGCCGAGACTTCGATCGCGAGACCCTGGGTGCCTCGCCGCAAATCAACGTCAACCCGCAGGTCGGTCTACAATTCGGCGTGGAATTGGCAGGCTCTGGAACGGCCGGCACGGCGCCCGGATGGAGCGCTGTGGCACGGGCCTGCGGGCTGGAAGAGACCGTAAGCGCCGGGACGTCTGTCGTTTATGCGCCGCGCTCAACCGGCTACGAATTCATCACCGCTCAGTATCTGCGGAGTTTGGCCAGCGGCGATCAACAAGTGCATGAATCCCCAGACATGATGGGCAACATGCAAATCAACCTGGCGGCCGGCGAGCTGCCAATGCTGCAGTTTGACAATTTCCTTGGCGCCTATTCCTCGCCCACGGCCGAGACCGCGGTCACCCCAGATCGCTCGGCCTTCATCGCGCCGATTGCCGCCACCAAGGTCAACACTCCGACACTGACCCTCGACTCAGTAAGCTTGTGCCTGCAGAGCCTGAACATCAACCTCAACAACGTGGTTGTGCGGCAGGACAGGCCGGGCTGCGCCGCGACGGCGATCACTGACCGGGCCATTGGAGGGACGATCGTCTTCAAGGCTCCCGATTTGGATGTGAAGGACTGGTTCACGAAGGTCGAGAGCCATAGCGGTACATCTTACGTCGCGCTCAATGTCGTCCATGGAACCACCGCGGGCAACATCATCACCATCGCGGCGCCTCAGCTCCAATTGCTCGGAATCTCCGAGCAGGACCAGAACGGCGAGGTGTTCTATTCCGTCACGTTCAATTCGATTCCCACTGACGCTGGCGACGATGATCTGAGCGTCACTCTGACCTAAGCCATTCAATAGATGACCATGCGGATGGCTCATCTTCTCGCAGAGATCAGGATATCGCGCGGAGAAGCCCGGGAAACTGAGCGATGAGAGCGATGATGACGACTGAAGGGTGGGTTGCAGTTGGATCAATTGCTATCGCGATGAACAGTTTGGTGGGCCTTGTGACGTTGTGGTACTCGAGACGAACGGAGCGTAATAGTAATTCCATGAAGGATGCGCTGGTTGAAGCGACAAAGTTACACGCGCATGCGCTCGGAAAGCTCGAAGGAATTGCAGAGCAAAAGGAACAACAGAAAGATGATCTTTCTTGTTCCCTGGATAAGTCATGACTAACTGGTACTTTGCTATTCGAGGACTGCTTGGCATGACAAAGACTTCTCCCCAACGACCGCCTGATGTTGATTGGACTAGCGCGCTGGAACGGGCCAGACCAGATGGATGCGGGCCGGAGACGGCCCAGGCAGAGCATGTGCAGCCCGGGTGCGTCGGCTCCTGTGATATTGCCCGCAGGGACTGGCAAAGACTTCAGGGCCTGGCACGGACCTTCGAACAGGCGGCAGTCAAGCATGATATGCCAACGTCGCTGCTGCTGGCAGTGGCCTCGCGCGAGAGTCATGCCGGGGCCGCGCTCGACGCGAACGGCTGGGGCGACCGCGGACATGCCTTCGGCGTGCTGCAGGTTGACAAGCGTTTTCATCGCATTGCGGGGACTGGGTCCCCTGTCAGCTACGCTCATCTGCTGCAGGGGGCCGGGATCTTGCGCGAGGCTCTGGACCGGGTAGCGCAAAAGCACCCTGGTTGGCCGTCGGATGCGCAGCTTGAGGGGGCGCTCGTGGCCTACAACAGCGGCGCTCATAACGTGCAGACCCTGGCCGGCATGAATCGGGGCACGACCCACAACGACTATGGCGCGGACACACTGGCGCGTGCGCAATGGTATCAGGGGCGCCTCGCTGTGTTGGGGTCCACATGATCGGTCCAGCGAACATTTTCGAGATCCTGTCATGGCTTCAGGGCGAGTCGGTGCCTCTTTCAGCGGATTGTGAATCACGCGGAACGTCAGAGGACGGTCCTGTTCACATTCCATATTCGTCATACAGCAGCACGGGTCGGCTCTCCAACGAACATAGGCATATTTCACCACCGCAGCTCAGAAAGAGGTTTGAATGAGATACATATTCAGCATCATTGCTATCCTGCTCGCTTCCTCCGCGCAAGCGGCCACCTATCAACTCGCCGACCGCGGATTTATCTATGACAACGTGAGTCCATGCGCGCCAGGAGAGGTATACGCATCTCCCGCACCGGACTGCAGCCAAACGCAGCTTTTAGGCGTGCCAATCACCAGTGGGATTGGGACTATCGACGTGGAGCCGCATACGCTGACCATCTCCGGCAATGTCATGGATGCGAACGGGAAGACCCACGGCGTTTCGCTCGACGCACAAATCGTATTCAACCCGGCCCCACGGCAGCTCGTGGTTCTTGGCGCGGATGGCTCGGTGTACGACGTGGGCCTGAACTGCGACGAAGCTAACTGCTGGGTCTATATCGAGGGCAAGTACGCGCTTCATGGTGAGGCGCCGTGAGCTGGAATGAAGTCGGAGCGTGGCTAAAAGAGAATGCCGGCTCCGGCGCCTCTCTGGTCGGCAGCCTATTGACCGGAAATATCCCAGGCGCGGTGGCGGCAGGGGTGGCGATGGTGTCCTCTGCCACCGGCCACGCAGATCCGCAGAAGGCCCTGCAGGCCCTGCAGCAGGACCCGGCGACAGTCACCAAGCTCCGGGAGCTGGCAAACGCGGAGCAGGACTCGATCCGCAAGCACCTGGAGGAGATGACGCGGCTTCAGCTCCAGGACGCGCAATCAGAACATGCCGAGACGCAGAAGACCGTCCGCGCCGGCGATGTCGCGGAGGATCCCTTTGTGCGGCGCACCCGTCCTGCTCAGAGCTGGCTGTCATTGATCGCCGGGATCGCGTTCGTGTTCGCCTACGCCCCTCATCCGGACGCCCAGGTGCTGATGATCCTGTTCGGATTCCCTGCCGCGTACCTTGGCCTGCGCGGGGTCGACAAGTGGCGCCGGGTCGGTCAGGCGAAGATATGAAATGACCAATGCGCTCCAATTGCTTCATTGAGGCGTGGGAGCGCTACCGATCAAACAGGATCAGATGGCTCCATATGCGCAAGAGCGACTACAGCCGATGGCATGGAAAGATCCCGGCTCCGTTGCGCTGGCTTGCGCGCATGGCGCTCTACCCGGCCTTCGCACTCTATGCGGCACTGCACATGCTCGCATTTGAGACCTGGCCGCATTTTGCATGGTCGAATGATATAGACGAGCACGCCGAGGAATACGTGCCAAAGGATGACAAAGTCAAGCGCTGGTTTCCGCCGCTCTTTTTCAACGGCATAGTGCGAAGAGTGAAGAAATGACCCTATTCGCTTATCTGCCGCTCCTGCCGCTGCCGTGGATGCTCTATGCTCCACACGTGGTATGGGCGGTTCCAAGATTAATTTGGTGCTAGGAGACCATCATGGCCTATTCAGACGTTTGGACTGCGGCGAATGACGCGGATTTTCAGGGCCGCTGCATGGCTGGCCTGTGGGACATTGCACAGGCGATCGTGACGAATGCCGGGAATGGGACACTGACCACGCCAACCGGGAATCGTGACCTCACCACGGCGGAGTGCGTGAATTTCGCGATGAAGGTATTGCGTGGTGAACAGCAGATCACCCTGCAGCAGCTGGCTGTGCAGATCCTGCGAGATGGGACGATTGCGGCCGATCCAGCGACTTCTTCGGATGGGTCGATCCAATACGACATCAAGGATCGCTGGTTCGACTTCATGGCGATAGGATAAGCCGATGGCAACCAACCTCCTTTGGACGAGTTACGCTGCAGCCGCGGCTGAGCTGCTCGACAGCGACAACCTAAACTCGCTTGCAACGTCCTGTTGGGCCTCCGCGAACGAGTCAAGTGACACGATCACAACGTCGATTGACAACACGAGCAATCTCTATACATTCATCGATGTCGGCATCGTGCTTGCTAGCCTGAATATTACGGCGGCGGGAACGGTTGATGTTTTACTGCTGCCAATGAACATGGATGGAAGCACATGGCCTTACTTCGCTGTCGATCACTCGACCGCTGGAAATAACAAGGTTCCAACGCACAATGGCGTTTACAGCGCTAGCTTCCAGATTTTGAACGGAGCCCAGTCGCAGGTCATAGAACGCGTCCCAATCGGGCCGACAAAGTATCTCGCGGTGGTTAAAAACAACACCGGGGTCGCGCTGTCCAGCTCTGGCAATCACGCGTATTACCGGGCCTACACCGCGCAAGCCGCCTGATGTCTTCGATCCTCGTCCCGGGCCGCCATCCGCTGCACACGCTGCTGCGCGAGCCGCGCTTTCTTGCGCCGAGCGGAAAGCCGACCGATTGCCAGCCTACATCCCGGTTTGGGAAGATTCTATCTCTCACCGTGGTTGACCCTTCCCGGTCATTGGAACAGCAGGACCTCGCGAGCGGGAATGGCTGGGCGATTACAGGAAGCCCGTCACTCATATCCGGGGATTTTAACAGTGGGATCATTACGGCTGGATCGGGGGCTTACCTTTCGCAGCCGCAGCTCGGATTGCCAAGTGCCTTCACGGTAGTCTGCATTTGCTTTCGTAATACAGCGTCAGACTGCATTTTTGCGTCACGATCATCGGGGGGCACTTTTGATTTTCAAGTTTATTTATCTGCTTCGTCGAATGCTGTATTTGTCCAGTATGGGGCAGGCGGCGCATCTTTAATAGCCACGGGGTGCCCGATTGGTACGGGCACGCCGGTCAAGATGTACGGCAGATTCAATGGAGCACAAGCGGATATATGGGCTAACGGATATCGGGGGGCCACTTCGACATACAGTGGCAGTGGCCTTACTTCTGGCGCAACTAGCTTGTTCTCCGGGTCGTTCTCTAATGGAGGGGCCGTTGCGCTTGCGGCCATCGTCGATGGCTGCCTTCCTGATTCTGTCTGTCAGCAGATCCTACAAACGCCTAATCTGCTACTGGAGCCTTGCAATAAATCCCCGCTGATCTTCGATCTCGGTGGCGGCGGTGGCGGCGCAACACTTTCAGTAAATAATTCCTCTCATACGCAAAGCGCTGACACTATAGCGCTCACCCAGGCGAATGTTTTAGCGGTAGCCTATGCTGCGCATATACAGACTGCGGATTCAGTAGCGCTTGCCCAGGCCAATCTGCTCGCAGTGGAGAACGCGCTCCACGCTCAAAGCGCGGACGCAATAGCGCTGTCTTCTGCTGGAAGCCTTTCGATAGATGGTGCTTTTCAGGCGCAGACTGCAGACTCAGTAGCGCTCGCCCAGGCCAATTTGCTTGCGGTAGCGAACGCTCTTC